TTAAAGCTTGATATCCAACTGCTACATTGTTTCCATGTGCATCTTCTGTTTTTAGTGCTTCAAAACCTACTGCTACATTACTATCGCCAGTAGTAATTGCCGTTCCAGCTTCATCTCCAATTACCACATTATAATTTCCACCACTTGCGATACTGTTTCCAGCGTTAGCACCAAGTTTTACATTTGATGTTCCTGAAGTAGTCGTAGATATAGAATCAGATGCTGTAAGCACAATATTAGCTTCACCAGATATAGTCATGCTACCATCAGAGGATTGATGGATAAAAGTTGCAACATCACCAAATGTAAGTTTATTAGTGCTATTAAGTGTAAGACCAGTACCATCTGTATGTGTTAAAGTAGTATCACTATCAGCACCAAAAGTAATTACTGCACTATCACTAAAAAAGGTCAAATTATCACCTATTCGTGCATCATCAGTAACCTCTATATCATCTACTATTGTTTGTCCACCTAAATTTAAATCTACAAAAGCATCAACAACAGCCGCTGAACTTCCGCCACCATCAAGATATACGGCTTTAGTTTGTCCATTTAATATTGTGACATCAGCACCACCTCCTTGTGATATAGCAATGCTTTGTGAACCAGAAGTTGCATTTTCAATTATATGCACTCTTTTCATATCATTAGGGGCTATTGTTAAAGTTCTGGTTGCTGTTAAGTTTCCTGATGAAGTAACTTTAATAAATAAAGATCTAGCACTATCTGACAAACCATCTGCTACTGTTTCAGTAGCATCTGCATCTGAACCAAACTGTATCGTAGCAAAACCTAATGCCTCACCAATTAATTCAAGATTTGTATTTGTTTTAGTACCCCAAGTTCCTGCTTGTTCACCAGTTGTCATTTCCTCGAGTCTTAAATTATTTACAAATGTACTTGCCATATTATTTTCCTCTTATGCTGCGATTCCACTCCAATTTGGAGTTTGTGAAACTGTTATAGTTGAATAAGTCGTTGTCTGGTTTGGAACCACCCTTCCCCAAACATTTTCCTCTCCAGTAAATCCTGTCGCACTTACACCAGTTACTGCAACGCTGATGCTTATTGCTACGGTAGAAGTTCCAAGTGATGAAGTTGCACTTGTGCCTGTTAACGTAAGAGTAGATGCTCCTGCGATAGTTACCGATCCTAATGCACTAGTAGCACCACTTTGAGTAACATTAATTTCTATTGAAGGTAAAATTGTAACTGATCCAACAGCACCAGTAGCTGTGTTTCCAGTAACATTAACCTCTATTGAAGGTACTGCAACAACTGATCCTAATGCACTAGTTGCACCACTTTGAGTAACAGCAACAGGTGTAGGACTGTCCCAAGGACCGTCATTCCATGCACCTCTACCCCAACCAGTTAATCCAGTATATGACATGCCTCACCCTATAATTGTTGAACTAAGCAATCCTTATAATAGCATTACTTGCATCAGCAGTTGGAAACTGTATTGTAAACGTTCCAGATGTTGATGTTTTATTACTTCCAAAATCTAATACACATACTGCTTTATTACTATTGGTGTCATTATATATTAAAGCACCCATCGCTGTAATCGACGCAGTTGTAAAACTTAAATCAGAAAAATCTGTAAAAGCAGTTGTTCCAGAAGTTGTTGGAGCAATTTTAGTTAAACTTCCACCACCAGTAGCATAAGAACCAGTTGATCCTACTTCACCGATTGTAGTAAATGCAGTAGTACTAGCTCCTAATGTAGCAGTAGAACTATTTTTACCTCCACTACTTTCTGCATATAAAGCTAATTTAAAATCATTACCATTAGTTGCAAAGTTGTGTGTTCCTAACATTAACTCTTTTTTAAATGCAGTACACAACGCTTGTGTAATAGCCATATTAAAGTCTCCTTATGTACTCAGCCAAATCTTTTTGACCATTAGATCTTAATACATGAACTATTGTAGCTCGTTCTTCTCTTCTTGCCAAGAGCAAATAATGGTAGAGCAATTTTTTGAGATGCTCCCTAAACTCATTAGCTTGTTGTTTTATGTGTGTGGGTGCTTCATTTGATACACTAACAATCTTATCTATGGCTAATTCTGCTATCTGTTCATTTGTTAAACCACCTTTATTTGAAGTCATAACATTTACCGACCCAGTTTGTGATATACCTACATTAAACAACTTTTTTCTCCTCATATGTAACTCCAGGAATATCATCTCTACCAATAATATTAGGAGTATAATCTAATGGCTCTGGTGGTTCTAGTTTTGATTTTCTTGTAATCAACATACTACCATTGGTTGTGGTAGAAACTAAAGGATCTTCCAATCTATGATACCCATAGAATTTTTGGTCATCTGGTACGTTAGTGTCAAGCAAAGATGAACTGTGGGCTATATTGATTTTAATACCTTTTGTTGATGCTACAGCCAACCAGAACTCACAACACCCTCTTCCAGCTTCAGCAAACGATACGTTTTTGTGTGTAAAATCTATGCCATATAAATGAAGCTCTTTTACTTCCAAATATATTGCGTAAGCTAATGCATATGCGACTGTATTATTAAGATAAGCAAAGCCTACTTTTTTAAGAACTTTTTGTAAGGGGTATTCAACTACATCAGGACATCTTTTATCCAACACACAAGAAAAAATTGGCACATTTAATTTTACTTGTAGTCTTTCAGCCATTATATCTGTTTGATTTCCAGCGTTTGGAGTATCAAGAAATCTTGAGGCGGGATCCATCATAAAACATTTGTCGTGATAAATAACTGAAGACATTGAGTTTATCGCCCAAACCTCATCAAACTTTTCACTACGTACTCTACTTCTTATGTACTCAAAACCACTATTGCCCAGACCAACAATAGCAACGCTTTTAATTTTACTCATGTTTGTCTTTGTCTAATTAAACCTTCTCGAAAAGAATCAGAATAATTTCTACCTTCTGCATAATTCTTCAATCTTGAAAGAGACTCTAAAAATCTACCATTGTATAAGTCTAATATATCTTTCTCACCTTTCATAAAAGTATATGCCTCAACTAAAGTACCATATAATAAAGCATCTGGAGCGTTCGTACTAATCCAAGTTGTTCCACTAGAGTCAGATGTAAGTGAGGTTGGTCTGTAATAATAATGTAATTCTGCTGTAAAATTAGCGTTTGGAGTGGGAGCTAGTATAAAATTATCTACATCAAACTGTGCATAATACTTAGGGACTCCCGTAACAGTAGGGTCTGGATGAAACTCTTGTAAAAAGTTAACATCTTTTTGTAATAAAAAAACATTTGATCCACTACTAACTAAGGACAAAGAAAAGGTAGCCATATAATCACTTGGCTTCTGTAAAAATTTGTTACCAGAGGTTGTTGTACCCTCTACGTTTTTTCTAAAATAATCAAGGTCAACTGTTTTAAATATTCTTTCTTCTGCATTTTTTATAAAAAAATCTAACTCACCTACAAAAGTGCTTTCATCATTTTCTGTCCAATCTTGTACAGATTGTTTCAATGTTGTTAAAGTAAAACTCATGACACACTCACTGTTACAGTTCCTAAAGAACTTGTTGCACTAAAACTTGATAACTCAGTTCCAATTAATCCTAAACCTGTATTAGTATATACTATAAATTTATTGTTATCATCTGTTTCTTGAGGTCTTGGCTGATGTAATGCTTGTGGTTCAAATGGGGGTCTTCTTGGTGTCAGTTGTGGGTGTTTACGTTCATACTCTGATCTATGCACTAAATTACCATTCCATTCCATTACTCTTTCGCGATAAGGAAAAGCAAAACCAGACCTATCTGATATAAATTTTGACTTTTTTCCGACTGCAAATCTACTCATACAAAACCATAATATGTACTGCTAGGGGTTAATGATAAATTAGAACGATCTCTATCTTCGGCTGATGCTCTTTCAAACTCTTCTTCGTACATAGCTTTTAAAAGTTGCACACGGTCTGGAGCTCTTTTCATAGCTAAATAATATGCTAATCCAGCAGTCAAACAAGGATAAAACCTAAAAGGTACTTCCATAGTGTTTTTAGCTGTATCTGCATCTTGTATTCTAGTCAAAGCATCATAAACAAAAACATCGGTGCTGTTTTCTGGTGTAGCCCATAACTTTAATTTTGGTGTTATTTGCCTATCCAAAAAATATTGACTTGGTCTTCCAGTTGTAGATTTAGTAGGTATATTTAAATATTGATCCCTTCCTATTCTACTAATAGAAAAATCATTACTACCTCTTCTAATCACAGCATTTAAAACATCAATTAAATCTGTATCTAAAGTGTATTCAGCAGTACCTGAAGTTAAAGTTTGCGTTCTTTGTTCAATAGTCCATTGATTTAATCCTCTATTAGCCCAATCAGCTAAAAGTATATTTATAGATCTTTTAGCTGTTTGTAAATCATAACCAGTACGTACCTCCAAGCCACAACGCTCAAAGGCTTCTTCAATATATTCGGCTACATCTAGCTCAAAATTTGTAGAGGATGAAGTTGTCATTAACTATATGGACCTTTTACAACTTTGCCACCATTAGCAAAACTTTTTTTCTTCATAGCCCCACCACCCATCATTTTTTGTTTTTCGGTAGTAGCACCACCCACAGCAAAACTTTTCTTTTTCATAGCACCACCACCCATCATTTTCTTTTTATCGTTAGTAGCACCACCTACTGCATAGCTCTTCTTTTTCATCATTCTTTACTCTCCTTATAAAGATTATTAAATGTTACATCGGGATCCATATATTG